TAGAAATAAAAAAGTATAACTATGATTATAAAATTATATTAATTAATTTTATTAACTAATTAAAAAGAAAGACTAATTATGATTTTATACTTTAAAGATTTATTATTTTTACTAATAGCTATTCTATTTATATTTACTATTTATTAAAAATGCTTTTCTAGTGTAGGTAGTATTATTAGAATATAATAAGAACAAAAAGAGAACAACATTAAAACTAATACAACAGAAATTAACTATTTACTTTTATTAAAAAATTTAATAATTTTAATTATATTTTAAAAATTATATTTAGAAATTATTTCTAATCTTTTTAAAATATAGAAAGTAGAAAGTTATGAAAAATAAATCTAACGAAAATAAAATAATCGAGAATAAGATAGCTTTATCTTTTAGAGAATTTAAAGATAAAAAAATTCTTTTTAGATTATTTAATAATAAAAGAGATAAGACTAAATCTTTTATTATTTACGAAAACGCTAAATTTTCTAATACTATAGAGAAAGCGTTTAATTCTAACTATAGAAAAATAGATATAGAATACGATACTACGAAAAATAATAGATTTAAAAAAGTAAATCTATTAATAGATTTAAATTCTTATCTAGATAAAAATAAAAAAGACTTATATTTAGATTTATTAAACTCTAATAAAGAGTTTATAAAAACTAATAAAGTATCTAACGATATTTTAGAGAATATAAAATTCTTCGAGAATAGAGTTAATAGTCTTTAATACTAATTAAATAATTAAAGCGTATCTATTAATTTAGATACGCTTTTTTTTTATTCTTTTTTTACTCTTATTAATCTAGCTAAAATAAAAACGTATTAAGTTTAATTAAAAAAAAACGTATTAAGTTTAAAAAGAAATTTGTCTCTTTAAGGAGAGAGAGTATAAGAGAGTGATGAATGGCTTAAATATGTATAAATTTTGTAGTAAAAAAAATTTTTTTATTTTATATCTTTACAATGTCATTTTTAAATAGTAGCCTTCCACCAATTTATTGTAAAGTACGCAAGGAGTATTTATATGATTTACGAAAACATCATGGAGAAAGCGAAGACTGTGTTATCTTTGGTCTTACAAGTATACAGGGTCGTGGTCTCCTCTTTAATATCATGTTGGAAAATGGCGCTTGCTTTTGGCGTTTGCCAATATGTGCCTTCTTTTCTAAAAGTATGGAACGGAAAGAAGTGCCAGATTTGTCAAACGACTTTCTTCAGCTGTGGAATTGCTTTGATTACCATCATAGTGTTAATCATTTTTCTTTTTTAATCGGACAACGAGCTAAATATATTGGTAAAGATAAAAAATTTTATCATGGTGAGTATCTGTTTACCGTTGACTGGTGTCACCCTGATCCCAATCTACTTGACACAGATCATTCTGAAATTCCTCAGGAGCATAAGTGCGCTCATATACTGGAGCTTGACAACGGTAATTTTGCTGCTCAACCTAATAACAGACTATTATGGAACATTAATTCGTTCACTACGAGAAACGAAATCCCAGACTACAAAGTCCAAACAAACGAATGGAATGTAGAGAATAAGGATTGGCGGACCGAGGATACGGATAAATTTTTCTATGAAATAGAAGAAAAAAATTAGGTGTTGCTTCAATGGTAGGGAGACTTACTGGAAGCAGGGGTGATGGTGGGCAAAACTTTTTTGTTTATATAGTATCATAAACAAATTAGAACGAAGAATGACAGTATCAATTTTACTTCCTACAAGGAAGAGAGTTCCCTTATTAAAAAAATGTGTAGAATCATTATTAGATAATGCAGCTGATCCTACAAAAATTCAACTACTTTTCGGAGTAGATGACGATGATCCAGAGACAATAGATTATCTTAAAGATTTTAAACATCCAGCTAGATCAGTAATAAAATTTCAAAGACAGGGTTACGAAAACTTACATTTATATAATAACTCGTTAGCTTCATATGCACAAGGACTGTGGATCATGTTCTTTAATGATGATGCTATAATGAAAACTAAACATTGGGATTTAGAAATTAATAAGTTTGATGGACAATTTAAACTTCTTAAAGTTCGAGAACAAACAGGACATCCTTATAGTATCTTTCCTATTATGCCCTATGATTGGTTTAGATGTCTAGATCATATAAGTTTACATGGACAAAATGATGCGTGGGTCTCAGAGATTGCTTATATGTTAGATGTAATGCAAGACGTGAATATAGATGTTTTACATGATAGAGCTGATATTACTGGTAACAATAATGACGATGTCTTTAAAGAAAGAGTATACAAAGAGGGGAACCCTGATCAAGAAGGTGATCTACATCATCAAAAAATGGTTAACTCTAGATTTGCGGACGCAAGTAAGCTATCTTGGTTTCTAGATAAAATAGGACAAAGTTCAGAACACTGGAAAAAGATAACTAGAAAAGAAGCTAAACCTTTTGTTAAGTTAGAAGAAAAATTTATAGAGTATCAAAAAAGTGGTTCTGTAGGAGCAGGTAAACAAAATGCAAAAAACACAGATCAAGGAAAAATTAAAGTCAGCTATACAGATATTCAAAAAGACTAAGGATCCACGAGCTGCAGAAGTAATAGAGCATTTAAATAAGATACTATCGACTTCTAAATCTAGAGATAGTTTATTAGATTATGCAAAGCACGTATATCCTGGATACAAAGATCCAGCTCATATACAATTGATTGCAAAAAATTTACAAGCTTTAGAAAAAGGAGAGATAAATAGATTAGCAGTATTCATGCCACCAAGACATGGAAAGTCTATGTTATGTAGTGAGTTCTTTCCAGCATGGTATCTAGGTAATAATCCTAATGAATTTGTAATTCAATCTACTTACGCTCAAGAACTTGCTGATGACTTTGGTCGTAAAGTTCGTAACCAGATAGCTAGTCCAGATTTTAATAGTGTATTTCCACAAGTAGGTCTACGTGCTGATTCAAGTTCAGCTAAACGATTTCATACAATGCAAGGTGGAACTTATTCTGCTGTCGGTGCAGGTGGAGCAATCACTGGTAGAGGTGCACATCTATTAATTATAGATGACCCGATTAAAGGTAGAGAGGACGCAGAGTCAGAAACACAACGAAGAAATTTAGTAGAATGGTATAAGTCTGTAGCTTACACTAGACTTCAACCAGGTGGTAAAGTAATTATAATTCAAACACGATGGCACCAAGACGATTTAGCTGGTCACATACTAGCAGAGAGTAAAGAAGATTGGAAAGTTTTAGATTTACCAGCGATAGATAATAAAGGTAATGCGTTATGGCCTGAAGCTTATTCGAAAGAAGATTTAGAAAAAATAAAAGATACAGTAGGTCAACGTGTATGGCAAGCTCTTTATCAACAGCAACCTAGCAATGATGAAGGATCTATTATTAAAAGAGAATGGTGGAATATATATGAAGAAGATAAAATCCCTACACTATCGTATGTAGTTCAATCTTATGATACTGCATTCTCTACAAAAGCTTCTGCTGACTTCTCTGCATGTACAACGTGGGGAGTATTTAATGCTCGTGACGAAAGTAATAGACCTTACGCTGCAGCAATATTATTAGACGCATGGAAAGAAAGATTAGAGTATCCAGATTTAAGAAAACGTGCACAAGATAGTTATGAAGAATGGAGACCCGATCAAGTACTTATAGAACAACGAGCTTCAGGCCAAAGTTTAATACAAGATATGCGTAGATCAGGAGTTCCTGTAGTTACTTATAATCCAGAAAGAGATAAAGTTTCTAGAGCTCACTCTGTAGCTCCAATGTTTGAAGGCGGGTTAGTCTTTACAATGGACGAAGATTGGACTAAAAGTGTATTAGATGAATCAGGTGCTTTTCCATATGGAAAACATGACGATATACATGATACTTGCGTTCAAGCTTTATTGCGTATTCGTGATGGCTTTTTAGTAACACACCCTGATGACCCGGATGATGAAGATTATGAACAAGAAAGATACATTAAAAAAGACAAACATTATTACTCTTGATAGGTATAGACCTATAAAACAAAAGCCACCTACTACTAAAGAAGTAGAGGAAATTCAAGATCAAGAAGTAATAACAGCTTTTCATGATGCATGTATCAAGATAAGTGAAAAAGTAGATATTAAAGGATATGCTTTAGTAGCATGGGACGAGAAAGGAGTACCTTGTCTTTCGTGGTCTACTGGCCATAATAAATCACCTATTAGCGAAATGTTACTTCCGACCTTTACACAGTCGTGTTTTCAAGGTATACTAAATAGAAAATTAAGTACAACGGAGGACTTAAATGAGTAACCCATTTACAAAGCAAGCGATTAGTAATCATAACACTAAAAACTATTCAGTTGAAGATGTTAAAAAATCTAATGCAAGATTTTATGAAAAGTTTCCATCTGCTATCGAGCCAGCTGCTATGATTAAAAAAGCTATGCAAGATCCAGGTGACGAAGTAGTAAAAGAACAAACAAGACGAGAAAACGAAATGGAAAATTTTGTTGGAAGTATAAAAATAACTGGAGGAATATATTAATGACTAAAACACAAATGACAACTAAAACAGCTGTTCAATATAATTCAAGTGGAGCTGCTGCAGGTTTTGGGCCACAAGCTCATCCGCCTCATCAAGATCCATCTGCTGCAAATACTATTCAAGATAAGACTAAAGGCAATTCTGATTTTCATGGTGACAACATGGCTTTTATAAAAAAAATTAAAAGAGGTTAATCATGGCAGATAAAGATTTAGTACCAGCATCTAATAAAGATTTAGATAAATTATCAGGTGCTGTTAAAGGCGATGCATCAGAATCTGGTTCTAATTCTTTTGCTAAAAATGTTCAAGCTGCTGTTAAAAGTTTAAAAAAAGATTTCAATAATTATAAAAAAGCTAAAAACAGAGATGAAGCCAAAGTGAAAGGTTAAAAAGAATGTTAAAAGGAAAAAGAAAAAAACTAGATAAAAATAAAGATGGTAAACTATCTAGTATAGATTTTGCTCTATTAAGAAAAAAGAAAAAGAAAAAGGTAAAAAAATATGTCAAAAAATAGAGATGATGATTTTGTAGCAACTAAAGAAGAAAAAACTTTTGATGATGAAGGTAAAACAGTTGATGCTAATGTATCTAGTTCTTATAAAGGTGGATTACTTTATAAAGGTAAAGCAAAAGATTATACTTCTGCAGCCGATATTATAAAAAAAAAATCTGCTAAAATTATTAAAATAGATATTGATAAAAAAAAGAATAAAGATTAATGGCCAAGCAGAAGTTTACACACTTCATACCAAGAGATAAACCAAAAAAACGAGGACCTGGAGCACACAAGAAAAATAAAAACAAACAAGAGAAACGTCAAAAAAAACAAACACGTTATAAAGGACAAGGTAGATAATATGTTTCAATGGGATTTTGATAAACCAAGTACTCCAGTTAATTTTGATACAACTATTTCTCAAGATATAACAAACTTTAATAATTTCTTTTCTCAAAACGTAGCTGCACAAACTAATACACAAGCACAAGCTATGCCACCTATGAATTTTTTAGGAAGTGCTTTAAGTAATTTTCAAGAACAACCTATAATAGATTATATGACTTACGATGCTCCTCAACCAACAGAACCTATACTTATGCCTCAGGATAGAAAAAATCAAACAACAGGACTTAGACTTGAGGATAAAAAAAATCAACAACAGCCACAAACAATGGGTTATAGTACAGGATTACTTGATGCACAAGAAGGATTAAATCCATATGGCTAGAACTAGAATCAGACCTAAAAGACGTAGAGAGGCTTCTATAAGAAAGACTACTGGAAAAGGTGGTAATTATAGAAAGACTAAATCAGGAGCTGGAATGACACGTAAAGGTGTTGCTGCATATAGACGAGCTAATCCTGGTTCTAAATTAAAAACTGCAGTTACTGGTAAAGTTAAACCAGGTAGTAAAGCAGCCAAAAGAAGAAAATCTTATTGCGCAAGATCAGCAGGTCAATTAAAAAGAAGCTCTGCTAAAACAAGAAATGACCCTAATTCTAGAATAAGACAAGCTAGACGTAGATGGAAGTGCTAGACGCCTAGTAACTTTTGTTATATATTATTTATTCAAAAAAAAGGAAAAACCTAATTTATGAGTATTAATATGAACTATTATTTTACAGGTATTTTAATTTTAGGTTTTTTATTTTTAGCTTTTTGTATGGGACCTATATGAAAATATCCGAAAACACATCAATAAGTATGCCTATGAAAAATATGTTAGCAATAGTAGCAGGTGTTGCTATGGGTGTTTTTGCATATACAGAAGTTACATCAAGATTAACAAGTTTAGAAACTTCTAGAGAATTGTTTCAAGCTGATTTACTTAAAAAATCAGAACAACTTCCTACAGACCAAGAACAATACATGTTGATAGAAGATTTATATAAAACTACAGAAAAATTAGAAATAACTCAAGAACAAAACATGACTAATAAAGTTAATATAGAATTTCTAAAAGCTCAATTAGAAAAAACATTAGCTGATGTAGAAGATTTAAAAGATAAAGTAAGAGCAAACGGTAATAAAGCGCACTAATGACAGAGTTAATTATAGCACTTCTTATGATTGTTAATGGAGAGATTAAAGAACACAGAATTCAAACATCTATGTCCGATTGCCTTAAAGGCAAAAGAGTTGCAACCAGAACAAATAAGAATAATAACATTGAATACCAATGCATCAAGTCAATGGCAGAATTAGAATTAAACATAGATAATAGTAAAAGTATTAAGAAATTAATACTAGAATAATCTAAATTTTTGTTTTATATCTCTAATTAGGAAAGTATGGTATGAACCAGGAGGTATACTGCTATGAAAAAACAATGATATAATGCAAGAAAAGATGAACAGCTAGGAATGACTAGAGGAAAAAAATCTAGTAAAAAAATGTCTATGGCTGGTCGAAGAAAAGTAGCAAAAGCTACACGTAAACCAAAAGGCACTTACGGTTTTAAAAAAAAATAGTAAGTGATTAACAGAGAAGGCTTTGGAAAACTTATGAAAAAAGGTTATCAC